CCCGCAGACGAAAATGGCGTATTTTTACCAGCTTGCGCAGTCCTACGGCATCAACTTGGGTGCCGTACAGCAGGGCGCAGCGCCGCAGGGTGCGGTGCCGCAGGGCAGCGTTGACCCGATGGTGTATCAGCTTCAAAACGAGCTGAACAACGTGCGCGGCGAGGTGATGGGCTGGAAACAGCAGCAGGAGATGCGTGAAAATCAGACGCTTCTCAACGAGATCAATCAGTTCAGCACGAAAGCTGAACATTTTGAGGACGCCAGAGCGACCATGATTCAACTCCTACAGAGTGGCATGGCCGAAACGCTGGACGAAGCCTACGAAAAGGCCATTAGATTGAACCCTGATCTGTTTGAGCAAGTGAACAAGGCCCAACAGGCCGAGATCGCCAACAAACAGGCCAGAGAGGCCAACAAGGTTGCGAAAGCAGCCAGAGCAGCAGCGGTGAGTGTCAGAAGCGCCACACCCGGCGTAAACACGGCTCCCAAAGGCGGCGACCGTCGTGCGATTTTGGAAGAGCAGTTTGCCGATCTGGAATCGCGTTTGTAATTAACTGATATAGGAGACTTCAAATGGCATTTGCCAACTCTAGTATCAGCGACATCATCGCTACTACGATTCAGAGCCGTAGCGGTGAGCTTGCTGATAACGTGACCAACAACAACGCGTTGTTGCGTCGTCTCAAGGAGCGTGGGAACGTCAAGACGTTCTCGGGCGGTAACGTGATTTTGCAGGAAATCATGTACACCGATCCGACCACGAACAACACGAACAGCTACTCCGGTTACGAAGTGCTGAACGTGGGTCAGAACAGCCCGATCAGTTCGGCGCAGTTCTCCATCACGCAGTACGCGAGTGCGGTGACGATCTCGGGTCTGGAGATGATCCAGAACTCGGGCAAGGAGGCCATCATTGACCTTCTTGACGGTCGCATGTCGGTTGCCGAAGCGCAGCTGGCTAACCGCATCAGCGGTGACCTGTACGGTGATGGCACCGGCAACGCGGGCAAGAACCTCACGGGCCTTGCTGCGGCTGTGCCGGATGACCCGACCACGGGAACCTACGGCGGCATCAACCGCGCCGTGTGGTCGTTCTGGCAGTCCAAGGTGTTTGATGCCTCGGTGAGCGGTACGGGCGTTGTCTCGTCCACCACCATTCAGGGGTATATGGACGCCCTCGCTGTGCAGTTGATCCGTGGCACCGACAAGCCTGATCTGATCGTTGCAGACAATAACTTCTACCGTTATTACTTGCAGTCGCTTCAGAACATTCAGCGCGTGACGGACAGCGGTTCCAGCATGGCTGGCGCGGGCTTTGCCTCCCTCAAGTATTACGGCGCGGGCATGGCCTCCGACGTTGTGCTGGACGGTGGTATCGGCTCGTCCACCTACAACAGCGGTTCGGGCAACGCGAACCACATGTGGTTCCTCAACACCAAGTACCTGCACTTCCGCCCGCACAAGGATCGTAACTTTGTGCCGATTGGCGGCGAGCGACAGGCCGTTAACCAAGACGCCATTGTGAAACTGATTGGCTGGGCAGGTAACTTGACCTGCTCGGGCAGCCAGTTCCAAGGCGTGTTGATTGACTAAAGGAGTACACGACAATGGCTGTTTCTACTTCAAATCTGATTGGCGTGTCCCTTGGTTACACCGACACCAGCCCGATGTTTAAGGTTGGCACCACCGTCAACCTTGACGATGGCGGTCAGGCCATTTATGTGCAGGCGGCTTCTACCGTCAGCACCTACATGGCGGTTTCGGTGAAGGGCGACAACACCGTGGTGCCGCTCACCACGACCAACTCGGCAAACAGCAAGGCCGTTGGCTTTGCGCAGGCGTCCATTGCCTCGGCCTCGTATGGCTGGGTGCAGCTGGGCGGCAAGCCGGTTGTTAACCTCGCTGCGTCATGCCTCCCGGCGGTTCCGCTCTTTACGACGGCCACCGCTGGAACGCTTGACGACGCCACGGTGACTGGCGGTCTGGTTGAGGGCATCGTTGCCCTGACCACGGCCTCTGGTGCCACCGCGTTGACCTGCGTTGCGGGCTACCCGCACGTTGCAACGGGCGTTGTGGGCTTCTAATGAAGCCTCTGGAGATCACGGTACAGGCGGCAGGTACGGCAGAGGAGCTTTGCTCCAACATCCGGTCTGCGCTGTCCCGTGGTCTGCCAGAACTGACCCTCGCTCCCATCAAGCACGATGGTCACATTGTATTGGTGGCGAGCGGGTGGTCTATGCCCGATTACATTGACGAGATTAAGGCGCACCGCAGAGCCGGTCGCCCCATTGTGGCTGTAAAGGCCGCACACGACTTTCTAGTGGAAAACGGCGTTAACCCTGATATGTGGGTCAACCTTGACCCGCGTGACCGCACAAACGGTATACAGCGGCTTAACGACTACACGGTGTATATGCCAGCCTCGCGCTGCCCACCGTCCACGTTTGATTACCTCAAGGGCCGCAAGGTGCTGCTGTGGCACTCATGGGCAGAAGGCCCAGAGATGGACGCCATCGGCCCCGGCAAACTGGCTGTAGGCGGCGGCACAACCTCCGGCTTGCGAGCGGTCAACATCGGTTACCTTCTCGGGTTCCGCAAGTTCACGATGTACGGCTATGACTCCTGCAACCGCGCTGATGGCGTTAAACGGTTCACGGGCGATGTTACCGGCCCTGCCATTGATGTGTTTGTCGGCGGCCCGTCGGGCAAGAAGTTCAGCTGCAACATGGCGATGGCCCAGCAGGCAAACGAATTCCAGAAGCTCTTTGATGTGATGGGCGATCTGCAAGTGGAGGTAAAAGGCCCGGGACTGATTGCCGAAATCATGCGCGTGCGCGATCAGCGCAAGGCCGCGTAATGGCAATCCCGAGCAGAGTTCTTGGATCGGGCGTTAACAGCCTGTCCACCGTATCTATTTGCGGCGACGGCAATGCCTCGGTGACGGCAGCCGGTACGTCAGCTGGTAACGCCACACAACTGACGTTTGTATACAACAACGTTACGACTGTGGGATCGGGCGCTGGGGTCAAACTTCCACCTACCGAAATGGGCGAAACCATTATTGTGCGTAATGGCGGTGCAAACCCGTTGCTGGTGTACCCCTATGACGCCAGCAGCAGCATCAATAGCGTAGGTTCTGGACTAATCAACACGGGTTGCTCGGCTTTGTTCTTTGCCGTCAGCAACACGGTTTGGGAAGAATTGCAGGGGTTTGGGCGAGCAGTCCCTATTCTGCATTACGGTTCTTTTTCAGATACGTCTTTGCAAGCGGCGGCATCTATCAATACCGCTTACGGCATGACGTTTAATACCACCGATAGCAGCAATGGCGTGTCTATCGGATCGCCCACTTCCCGACTTGTTGTGGACTATCAGGGCGTTTATAACGTCCAATTTTCGGCGCAGTTAGATAAAACCTCGGGCGGCGCAGGCAACGTCTACATTTGGCTGCGTAAAAACGGCACCAATGTGCCAAATACAGCAAGTACGGTTGCCATCCAAGGCACCGCTGCGCGTACCGTTGCAGCATGGAATTTCATCATTCAGCTTGAGCCTACTCACTATGTTGAGTTGATGTGGGCAGTTGATGACACGAGCGTTAGAATCCTTGCAGCCAGCGCCACAAGCGTATGGCCTGCAATCCCCTCGGTCATTTGTACCATCACACAGGTCAACAACCTGTAATCCCCACAGGAGAAACGGACAATGTTAGACAGCGATGTAAACAACGCCGACGCCCAGCTGCATGTTGAGTTCTACACCCGAGAAGATGGCCCACGGAAAGGCAATGCCTACGTGCGCATCATGGCCCCGGGTGACAAAACCAACATCATTGAGCAACCGGCGCGGGACGACCACAAGCAGCGGTTTCCTCGGCAATGGCTGTATTTTCAAATGCAGCAGAATGAGGACGCCGCGCAGCAGATCGGCACCCCGCTGTCGCAATGGCACCGTGACTACCCCGAGGAAATTAACAAGGACCAGATTGCGGAACTAAACATCCTCAAGTTTGTGACGGTAGAGCAGTTGGCGCTGGCCTCAGACGGGCAGTTGCAGCGCGTCGGCATGGGCGCGGTTGGCCTACGTGAAAAGGCCCGCCAGTACCTTAACCGCAAGAACCGCACCGAATCCAACGCCGAACTGGCTGATACCAAGCGGCAGTTGGCAGAAATGGAAGCGCGACTGGCGGCGCTTACGGCAGATGCCCCCAAGCGTCGGGGACGACCTCCAAAATTAACGGAGTTGTAGTATGGGCAGCACGATGATTCAGCTCATTCAGCAATGTACGAATGAGCTAGGCATACCGACCCCCAGCACGGTTTCGGGTAACACCAGTCAGGAAACCGTGCAGTTGTTGGCGCTGATGAACGCCGTCGGGTACGAAATGCTGCGTCGTGCTGATTGGCGAGAGCTGACAAAACAACACACGTTTTACACCGAGGCAACGTCCACAACCGGAACGTGGACGACGAACAGCTACACGATCACCGGTATCCCCTCCACCGCTGGGCTGTCTACGTCGTATCAGGTGCAGGGCGTTGGCATCCCGAACGCCACCTATGTGACGGGCGTAACCAGCGCCAACTCGGTCACGATCAATTACGCCCCGACTGAGGCGCAGATCGGAGGCCAGCTGATATTCCAGAAGGTCAAGTACGACCTGCCATCGGATTACAACAGCACGGTCAACCGCACGCATTGGGACAAGAGCAAGCGGTGGGAAATGCTCGGCCCCGAATCAGCGCAGCAATGGGAATGGCTGCTCTCGGGCTACATCAGCACCGGCCCGCGCATCCGGTGGCGTCTGCTCGGCAAATACTTCCAGATTTGGCCGGGAATGAACGCCGATGAATTGCTGGGGTTTGAGTACCGCAGCAACGCTTGGGTAGAGAGTGCGTCGGGACTCGCAAAAACGAGCATGACGGCTGATGATGACCGTTGCATTTATCCAGATCGCGTCATCGTGCTTGGCACAAAGCTCAAGTATTTTGAGGCAAAGGGCTTTGACACGACCGCGCTATACCGCGATTACTTGATGGAATTGGAAACGGCCATCGCGCAGGACACGGCAGCCGCCAACCTGTCGTTTGCGCCGCGCCCGGGTACGGTGTTGATCGGCTACGACAACATCCCTGACAGCGGTTACGGTACGGACAGCCAGTAATGGCCTCGCCCGTTCGTCGCAGTCGGCTCATTCAGCGCACGCAGGCCAATGTGGCCTCGCTCCCCGCCCCCGTGGGCGGTTGGAACGCCCGCGATGCGCTTGCCAACATGGCTCCGACGGATGCCGTAACGCTGGACAACCTATTCCCCGGCGTTTCCAGCGTGACGCTGCGTGGCGGCTACGACAAACACGCCATCGGCATGACGGGGCAGATAGAAACGCTGATGGAGTACAGCGCAGGAGCGACAGATAAGCTCTTTGCGGTCGTTGGCGGCAACATCTACGACGTTACGACAGCCGGGACCGTCGGCGCGGCGAAAGTCACAGGGCTGTCTAACAGCCGTTGGGAAGCCGCCAACATTACAACCTCTGCGGGCGGCTATTTGTACGCAGCGAATGGCGTCAACAAGCCGCTGCTGTTTGATGGCACCAATTGGACACCGATTGACGGTGCCTCCTCGCCTGCGATTACAGGCGTCACGACCACCTCGCTGATGCAGCCCACCCTGTTTAAGAACAGGATGTGGTTTATCCAAGTGAACACGTTGAAGGCGTGGTATTTGCCCACAGCATCGGTGGGCGGTGCAGCCCAAGCACTTGATTTGTCCTCGGTTGCCAAACTGGGCGGCAGGCTCGTTGCA